CTGACTGTGTTGAAAGGTCAGCGACCGCGCCGTTTACAGGAGTAGTGTTGTTAACGAGTGCTGTCATTGTGTAGAGCGGGTTAGTTGCAGATGTAGCAGCAGAAGTCTGCTTGACTGTTAACTCGGTAGACCTCTCAGATCACGTTACAGCCGTGACAATCAACCGCACATTCGACGAGCTCGAAGTAACAGCAATGGGTGACTCAGGTCACAAGTTTGTAAAGGGACTTGAAGCTTCATCTATTACTATCGACTTCCTTAACGACACAGCTACAGACGAGGTACTCCAGACTCTCAATTCAACATGGGGCACAAACGTCACAGTAACAGTCAAGCAGACTTCTGCTGCTACATCTGCAACTAACCCGCTCTACACAATGACAGCACTCGTTAACAACACTACTCCTGTAAACGGCGCGGTCGCTGACCTTTCAACACAGTCAGTTACTTGGAACGTATCAGGTACAATTGCAGTAACAACAGCATAATCTAAAAACAAAAGGGGCAAAAAATGGCAAAGCTAAAAGTAACAAGGGCAGACAATGCAGTTCAAGAGTTTGAGATCACGCCAGTGATTGAGTATTCCTTTGAACAACATTTTAAGAAGGGGTTCCATAAGAGCCTCATCGAAGATCAAATGCAGAGTTCGGTGTATTGGCTTTGTTGGGAGGCTATCCGTCGCTCAGGGGAAACCGTCCCGCCTTTTGGTGAGAAGTTCCTTGAGACAATTAAAGGGGTCGAGGTCTTAGAGTCTGACCCTTTAGGCTAGATCGTAACTCCGTCACTTATACGGCGGCTCGTCTTTCGTATGAGTACGGGGTTGCGTTCGAGTCAATAGTGAACCTATCGCCCATGGCGTTCAAGGCTCACATCCAAGTATTAAACGATCTAGCGAAGGAGCGAGAGAATGCCAGCAGAGGTCACAGGCGCTCTAGAGCTTCGTAGAGCATTAAAGAAGCTAGCGCCAGATATTGCCAAGGAAAGCCAAAAGGAAATATCTGGGCTACTTCGTTCTATTGTAAATAACGCTAGAGGTTTCGTACCTAGTGAAGCTCCGCTCTCAGGATGGGCAAGCGATAAAGGCGTATGGGGTCAAGGCGCTCGACGTTATGACGCTGGAGAAATCAAGCGCGGTATCACATTCTCAGCGGCTCCGTCTAAGCCTAATAACCGAGGCTTCAGAGCCCTTGCAGCTATTTACAATAAGAGCGCGGCAGGTGCTATCTATGAGACAGCAGGACGTAAGTCAGGCATGAATGGACGTCCAGTAGCGCCATCTGTTCAACATTACGCTAACGCCGGCACTCCATTCGCTAAAGCCGATTACAAAGTACGCAGTAGCGATAAGGCTTATAGTCAATCTGCTAACCCTAAAGCGGGAGCGCAGTTCATCGGAGCTATGGGTAAGATGTATGAAGCCAAGCGCCAGCAGGGACAAGGTGGACGCGTAAGCCGTAAGATGAACGGACGCCTTATCTTTAGAGCATGGGGCGAGGATCAAGGCAAGGTTAACGCTAGAGTATTAAAGGCTATCGAGAAGTCGGTAGATAACGTAGTAGTAGCAGCGAATAAGGCGGCATAATGGCTAACACAGATCTAGCGGTACGCATTGCGACCATTCTTGACGCCTCAGGACTCAAGAAGGCTGACAAGGCAGTAAGTAAGTTTGAGAAAAGCGTAAAGGGCTTATCGCGCACTTTAGGCATTGCCCTATCAGGTGCAGCTATTACTGCCTACGGCAAGGCAGCGGTCAAGGCGTTCGCAGAGGATGAGGCAGCAGCCCAGCGTCTAGCGACAGCAGTATCTAACATTGGTCTATCGCTCTTTACTCAGGACGTAGAAGACTTCATCGCTAAGACAGAGACTAGCTCGGCTATTCTCGACGATAAGCTGCGCCCGGCTATGCAAGCCCTTATCACTACTACAGGGTCATTTACTAAGTCTCAAGAGCTTCTCAATAATGCCATCACAATCAGCCGCGCTTCTGGCGTCGACTTGGCTACAGTAGCGCAGGACTTGGCGAACGGTTATGTGGGCATTACTAAGGGACTCAAAAAATATAACACAGGTCTAACACAGACAGAATTAAAGACTAAGAGCTTCGCAGAAGTCCTCGGAGTATTGCTCACTAACTCAGCGGGAGCGGCAGACGCTTACCTAGAGACTACATCGTTCAAGATGGAATCTCTGGCAGTCGCAGCGGCTAACGCTCAGGAGAAGATTGGCGAGGGGCTCGCAGACGCCTTGGCTATCCTCGGTGGTGGATCTACTACAGAAGACGCCATGAAGACTATCGACGATATAGCCGGCGGTATTAACGCCATTACAAAGGCAGCTGCTACTGCTATCGGCGCTCTGGTCAAGCTATACAAGGGCTTGGACTTCATCACCTCATTCGGAGGCATTACAGGCGATAAAGGCAAAATCGCTAACTATGTCCGTGAATACGAGGCGGGCATGGCAGCTCGTAAGGGCGGCGGAGCTACCAACACAGAGGCTAAGACTAAACAGCAGACAGCAGCAGAGAAGGCAGCAGCCAAGCGAGCTAAGGAATTAGCAGCGCTACAGGCTAAGCAAGTCAAAGCGCAGAAGGCTCTAACAGCAGAGCAGAAGAAGCAAGCCCTAGCTAAGAAACAGAGCGCCCTCTTTGACCTTGAACAGATCGGAATTATCGCAGCTCTAAAGGGCAACCTCTCAGAAGAAGAGCGCGACAGACTTAAACTACAATTAGCGATACTTCAGGGCAATGACGTAGAAGCTACTGCGCTATCTCAGAAGATTGCCAACAGCATCGACTCAACAGGTAAGCTCGCTCTGAGCCTTCGTACTTTGCCCGATGCAAATAACCCTTTCAAGTCATGGGACGCATTCCTTGATTCAATCATCGCTAAAGCTCGCCTAGCGGCATCTATCGGCGGTAACGGTTCAATGGCTCGCGGTGAATCATTCGCAACACTTACCCCTACAGTCCAGAGCCTCGTCGCAGGTGGCGGAGGTAGCGCAGGGTCTAGCGCTGCAGGAGATGTCTACATCACCGTGAACGGCTCAGTCCTATCTGAGCAGGATCTAGTCCTAGCAGTTCAGAATGGTCTTAACTATAACTCTCTCGCAGGTAAGAAGTCCGACATCGGACGCATAGCCGGAATGTTCGGATAATGGCGCTACCAGCACAGATAGCCGTCTCGTTCGACTTCTCGTCCGGAGCGACCTTCGGAACCGGTTTTGTGGTCGGCGATGCCAAGTATGGCGTCCTTGGAGTATCCCGCCTTGGTGAGTCCGACGTTATCCTGCCTACAATCGACCTAACGCCCGATGTGTATCAGATTGCTATTCGACGCGGTCGTTCTATCCAGCGTGACCAATACGAGGCAGGTACGGCTACTGTACGCGTCCTAGACCCTCTATCGTACTTTAACCCTCAGAACACCTCATCGCCTTATTTTGGCTACCTAAGCCCTCTACGCAAGGTTCGCATCTCTGCCACTACGGGCACGGCTGAGGAGTTTCTATTCTCAGGATATGTCACCGATTACAAATATACTTACCCTCAAGGGCAAGAGACAGGCTACGTCGATTTAGTCTGCACCGATGGTTTCCGCCTATTCCAGATGGCTAACATCCAGACCGTTACAGGGGCAACAGCGGGGCAAGATACCGGCACTCGTATCGGCAAGATATTAGATCAGGTTTCCTTCCCTACCTCGATGCGTACCGTGGCTACAGGGCTTAACACCTGCGTAGTCGACCCGGGTACTGCTCGCACATCGCTAGAAGCCTTGAAGAATGCAGAGTTTAGCGAGACCGGCGCTTTCTATATGGACGGCTCAGGCACGGCTATATTTAAGAACCGTACAGAAGTAATGTCTAGCCTTGCAGCTGATCCTATTGAGTTTGACCAGACTACCGGCATCCCATATAAGAATCTCAAATACTCATTCGATGACAAGCTTATTATCAACCAAGCTACCTTTACCCGCGTAGGCGGTACGGCTCAGACAGTCAGCGACACCGATTCGGTTAATAAGTATTTTCCTCATGGCATTACTCAAGACAACCTAGTCGCAGAGACAGACACTATCGTGGCTGACATCGCCAAGGAATACGTGGCAACTCGTAAGGAAACTACCATCCGTATCGACGAGATGGTGGTCGACCTGCTAGACCCTGCAGTCCCTACCGACACCATGATCGGTCTTGATTACTTCGACAACCTCAAGATTACTAACGTCCAGCCCGACGGCTCGACTATTGTAAAGACCCTCCAATGCCAAGGCATAGCGTGGGATATAACACCAAATAAAATGACCGCAACAATTACGACCCTTGAACCAATAGCGGAAGGCTTCATCGTTGGAAGCTCGACCTACGGTATAATTGGGCAATCCATACTCGGATACTAGGAGATAAACACATGGCAGCAGGAGCAGGTTATATCGAGTTTTCGACAGGTGACATCCTCACCGCGTCGGCGGCTAATTCTTACCTAGCGTCACAAGTAGTTATGGTATTTGCGAGCGCCTCAGCGCGCACCTCAGCAATTGCCTCACCCCAAGAAGGCATGATTTCATACCTCAAAGATACTAACTCAACCGAGTATT